GTAAAAATAACTTTCGATAGGTAATCCTACTTGGATAGATAATTTAAAGGCTTGTGATAAAGTATTAGCAGACGGCACGGTAATTTTAGTATCAGTCATATATTAAAAAATATCTTTTTTTTTTTTGATTTTAACCTCACTTAAAAAATGAACTATTTAATAATTCCGTACAAGTTTGACGATTTTCTTCATCATATTGTATCATATTGGTTAATAATTCCACTATATTATCATTAAAATTAAATATCAATAAATGGTCTTTAATAAAATTCATATTATGCTTTATATCCTGGTAAATTGACATATTCGGTACCAATATTTCATTTGTAAGTAATTCATAAAATATACAGCCAATTACCCATATATCCGATTTACAACTATATTTATTTCCATGTATAACTTCCGGAGGACGGTATAATTTCTGATATACTGTATTATATTCTATATTATGTTCATATTCGGCACTTCCCATATCAATAATTTTATAGAGTCCAGTTTTATCGGTGACAGTATCACCTTTTTTATTTTCAACATATAGGGTCATTTTATTCAAAATATAATCCCTTAGAGCACATATCGTATTTTCGGTAACAATAGGCTGACTATCTATTTCCATTGAAATATAGTCATGAAATTCATTCTTAATAGACTTTAAATTGAATTGTAGAAGATAAGACATTAGTTGTGTTAATTGTGGATTTAATTGACTATATAATATATTTTCGGTCTTAATATCACAATGAATAATTCCTTGGTTATGTAAAGAGCCAATTCCAATTATAATATGTTTCATTATATTTCGTATTTCAATGTGGGATAGTTGATTGTTATTATAAAGTATATCATGCACCGAATCTCCAAGCAATTCAACTATTAAATATACTGATTTAGAATCTATAAAACTATCATATATCTTTATGACATGATCGTTTTTTATTTGATTTAAAAAATCCGTTTCACTTTTCGCTATATAATAATTTTCTTGATCATATTTTTTTGTCGCCATAAATAAATCCATGTGTGTGTCATATATTAAAAATATACGACTAAACGTCCCTTTATTTATGTATTTTAGTATAATATAACGTTTCTTTAAAATTGTACCACGATATTCTTCATCTATATCTACATCAATTTCCCCATCAGATGATAGGACTTCATCTTCACAATCATATTCGTCCATTGATGTATGATTATGCTTACAATTATAATTATAATTATGATCCATTATAACACTTAAATATAATTAAAACTAATTTATAACTATATACAAATGATAAAAATAGAAACAAACAAAAAAAATGAAAGATTGATAAAAATAGGTATATTCGTATTTACATTATTATTAACATTAATCATGTTTTTAATACTCCAACCAAAACAAAATGAAAACCCAATAATCGGATTTAATCTTAATTTATATATAAACAATAATACGTGTTTCCATATTCATCATTGGGTTTATATGTTATTATTAACGTTAATTATAGTGACAACCGTTATATTTCGTAATGGACATTTTACAATACCTATATTAATTATTATGGGATTTTTAATTGGTGGAAGTTTAAGTGATTTAGCATATAGTGATTTTCTTCATTTTACGAACACCTGTCATTAATTGGATATCATGCTTGTAAAATTGGCGGGAGTATAATGAATACTTTTGAGGATTTTACCAGTAGATTTATTATACACTACCCAATAATCTCCGGTATCTGCTCGTCTATAACATGGTGTATCATAACGCGTTTCATTCTGTTTATACCAATTTACCGTGTCAATGGCTTCTTTATCAGTTTTACATAATTTTGACATATTGGAACTATGAACTATATCAAAAGAACGGTCCAAATCAATACATAACATAATACCAATTCTATATGTAATAATTAATAGAAAAATCAATATATTTTTTAAATCATAATAATTCCGACCAACATGATGCTCATTTAATTCATTCATAGAATTATTGATTTTTACCATCCATTCATTAATAATAAGTGGTGTGGGATTATTAAATAGATCACTATAAATACTGTCGGGAATAACTATATCTTCCTCTTCACATATTTGTTTAATTAATTGATAATTAGATAACGTATTATTCAAATATAATTTTGGATTAAGATATTCGCGTAATGCATCATTCATATTAAATCCAAATGAAGAAGCAGCACCATATAACACATACAGTTCATCTGTAAGAGCATCAATAACTTCAATAAAATCTTTAGTTTCAAAGGCGTCGTTTAATTCTTTAATTTCCTCCGTACACAAATCGACACGGAGTTTCGATAATTGTTTATTATTATGTAATATATCCATCTGTTCTTCCGTATTATGGGCTAACCCAAAGGCTTTATTAAAATCGACAACTTTATCATAATTACTATAAAACATCACTGAATATTAGTAATTAATATTATCATATAGATATTTAAGTATTATTATTAATAATAATAATAATTATTAATAATTATTAATAGTTCGATTTAATACTACTTATACTAACAAATAGGTATATAAATACAGTATTATAAAATGAAACGAATATTTTGCGATGGCGTTTTTGATTTATTACATGAAGGACATATTAAACATTTCCAATATTTGAAGGGACTCTATCAGGATGTACATCTATTAATTGGTGTCATGGATGATGATGAGGCTACTCACTATAAACGAAAACCCTTTCATAACATGACACATAGGGCTGAAATGGTGGCGTCATGTAAATATGTGGATGAAATTATAGAGAATTATCCCTATATTATGAACAATGAATTTATGGATACACATAATATAGATATAGTTGCACATGCGTTTTCTGATGAAAATGATATAGAAAAACAATTACAATTTTTCATTGAACCGATTAAACAAAATAAATTTATGGTAGTTCCATATAACTATGGTATTTCTACAACCAATATAACAGAATCGATAGAAACCGGTGATTGGAAAAATGTATGGAATACAAAGGGAACTGAAAAATTAGACCTTGAAAAATTATCTGGGTATGAAGATACGAGTTTCGATCGCGATTCAACCATTACCAATATAATAGATAAATTAGATATACACAGTAATGATAAAGTTCTTGAAATTGGCTGTAGTGCCGGATATATTGCTGAGAAATTATACGAAAAATGTAATTATTATGGTATCGATTATTCGCGTAGTTTAATTAACGCCCATCATAAATTTATGCCCAATAATAAAATACTATGTTGTGAAGCTGATAACTTACCTTTTAAAGATAATTATTTCGACAAAATACTATGTAATAGCGTGTTTGAATACTTCCCTGATCACGATTATGCCAATAAGGTTATAAAAGAAATGAAACGGGTTTCAAAAAGTATTATTTATATTACGAATGTTCGCCACACAACACGTGAAACCCCCATTGGGAAACATAAATATGATGGTATATTTAAACATACTATATATAAACCAACAGATTCACCATTTTCTACATTCACCATCGCAGAACCAACATTCCAACACGATAAGCGTTTTAGTGCCGTATACACCCATTAAATAATAAGATTACCGTATATATGTTTAATAAATATTATTTTATTAATGTATTATATGTATATAGTTTTTGGTAAAGACTATTGTATTTATTGTAAATTAACGAAACAATTATTAGACCACCATCATATCGAGTATACATATTATGATATCGATGAAAATAAAGCCATTTTATCTGACTATAAAGATGTAGTACCACACAATTTCAATAAAATTCCCATAATAATTAAAATTAATGGGAAAAAAAGGACATTTTTACCAGAAGGATTTTCCGAATTAAAGATGATCATAGAAAAAAGCAATAAAAGCAATAAAAGCAATAAAAGCAATAAAAGCAAAAAAATAAAGAAAGGCGCTAAAGGTGCTAAAAGTAAAAAAAATAATAATATTGAAAAATTCTGTTCACCAGGACAACAGACCCATTCTGGCAATACATGTTTTGATAATAAGGCATTAATAAATATTATTAAATCTTGGAATACACATAATACCGATAATAAAGTAATCTATAATAAAAAAGATAGTGTTAATTCATTATGGGTGAAAATTAATAATAAATTTAAAGGAGATTGTGATAATGAATTATGTTGGATGGAACAGTCGTTTATTGACAATAAAAAGTATAAACAATATTTTAGACCATCTATTCCAACCGAATGGTCTTCCAAACCAAGAGAATGGTTAAGTACAATTAATATAAATCATGTATTAACGCAATATGATACTAAATATAAGGATTTTATGTTTATTGGAACTGTTCCTATAGATTTTGATGATGAATTAGCTCCAGGTAATTGTGTCGTCAATGAATTATGTAAAGTAAATATAAATACATTTTTCCAAAATAATATAAGACGTATTGGTATCGTATTTAATTTGGATAAACATACAGAAGATGGATCTCATTGGGTTGCCCTATTTTGTAATTTTAAAAAAAAGGAGATCTGTTATTTTGATTCATATGGAATCGCACCACCAACCGAAATAAATACATTAATGTTGAAATTAAAAGAACAGGCAACTAAACATAATATAAATATGAAATTAAAGTATAATAAAGTTCGTCACCAATATAAAAATACCGAATGTGGTATATATTGTATTAATTTTATAGTGAAATTATTAGAAGGAAGGGGGTTTGAAACCCATTGTAATAAAATTATTGACGACGACACTATGTTTAAAAATCGCAATGTTTTTTTCGTGTAATATGGTTGGTAAGTTTTAATTGAATATATAATATAATCTATTATAATATTAACTAACTAAATGAATAATAATATTAATAATAATAATATACAATCATCGACATCACTGAAACTCAAAAAACAGAAAGTCTATGGATTTTTAAACATAATGATAAACCCCGGGTGGAACTACGGAGACCCGCCAATTACAGATAAAGAATATGGGTATATCAAAAAACTTGTAAATCAATTAAATTTAAATAAAGTAAATATGGGTTCTAACTATTCACTTTCCGATTTTTTAAATGATATAATTATACCATATCTTAATGCGATACGTTCTAAATGTGGTAACAATGAATTATTACCACAATGTGAAGTCAATATTAAAGAAGAGTTACAAAAGGTAACCGAGACATTAATGACTAATCCATTATTTGTTTCTATTCCACAAAATACAACGGTTACAAATGATTTATCGACACAAACCAGTTCTGGAGAAAGTCAAAATGAAACATTTTATGGAAATAATGCCGATAATAAAATCCAAAATTTATTAAATAGTTTGGCTCCGACAGACTCCGTAAATGTAGTATCAGTAACAGATACAGATACAGATACAACCGCATCACCTGTAGGTGACGTGCATTCCAAGATCGAAGAGTTAATTAATGAACAGGATTCCTATAAACCCAATTTAGAATCATCAATGGATATATTTTCATCATCCGCCTTGGCAGTTGGTGAACCGAAATTCGAAGATCAAGTTGATGCGGATGCACCCTATTTTGAAACCCGTTATAAATCATTAACAAAACAAAACCAAATTATTATATTAGACCTGGATAATACAACCGCAAACCCAATCAGTTTAACCGACTTTTCCTGTAATTTACAGGATAATTTAATTATATCTGGTGAAACCGATGTCTATTTAGAATTTATTTCACTTCATAATATACATGGTAATTCCACATCAGCCAGTAGAATTAATTTAGAAACATTCCATTGTTTCACATTAAATATAAGGGAATTTAATAGGTATTATACATCATTTTCCAACCGTTCTGATTTGAGTGGGCAAATTATTATTCCCAACGATTCATTCGGATATCAAGATGAAGGAGTAGAAGAAATAATTGATTCTGGTGTAGCTGGAGGTGGTAGCACAACCACGATAGTATTGTCGTCAGGTTCCAGTAGTGTAGATGATTTCTATAATAATTATTATGTAATCATTACTGGTGGTACTGGAGAAGGTCAAATACGAAAAATAACCGATTATGTCGGCTCCAGTCTAACAGCGACCGTAGCCACTTGGACCGCAACCGACACAACCAGTACGTATAATATAACGAAAGAACCCACCCCAAGACGTGTTCTTACATCGCAAAGTGTTAAACTTAAAAGCAATTTTCTATTCACTATGAATCCCGATAAAGTCCAAGATTTAACTGTTACATTTAAAGGATTACAGATGGGCAATACGGTTACTGAGGATTTATACCTGGCAGATATTAACTCTCGAGTGCAGATAGGAATATTGTTCAAACAACGCTAATTACCAACAGCCTGTCGTGCCAATTTATCCGCCATCATATTCCCATACCATCTAAAATGGTCTTCTGTGGTTTTTAATTGTGGCTCTGTTTGATGGGATCGAACATGAATAAATTTTATTTTGTATTTTTTATATAAATTATAAAGTTCGATTATTAGTTCTTTATTTTTGATTTCATTATTTCCTCGTCGTTTCCAACCATTAAATTCCCATAATTTGGCCCATTTAGTAATAGATTTTATGGTATATTCGCTATCACTATAGATGGAAATTAATCCTGGTTTGCTATCATTATTGACTATAATATGAATGGCTTTAATACAAGCTTTTATTTCACCAACATTATTAGAAACCTTTTTATCCGTTATTTTCATACTAACATTGCGCGAATCATTATCCGCAAAAAACACACCCACACCACCATAACAATTCTTTTTACCATTATTAAAAGCGGAGCCATCTACAAATACTTTATATTGACGATCACATAACATAACCTCATTAGGAATGATACACGGTTCCACAGGATTTATAGTTGGTAATATTTTAAAAAAATGGCGTATATCCATAATAATAATAAATATTATTATCGTAGTTTATTTAAGTAGATTTCTTGAAGAATTTAACGGTGGTTTTTCCTTCCTTATTTTTAATAATTTCACCAACTGGTTCTCCTGGTCGCCCACTTTCTCTCAATATAGTCAAATCAAATAATAATTGTTTTTCGCTGGGTGGGGCAGGCTTCAATGCGAATTCTCCTTTTTTCGGTATTTTAACAATAATCGGTTTCCATGAGGTTTGTTTAGTGCGACGACGTTTTTCCTTATCTTCATATTCATCATTAATATTTGGTATATATGAATAATCTACCAATGAGGATCCATAATTTAAACAGGTAAATGGGTCTTCGGCTTCATAAGTATCATTTATATTAAGCGAACAATCAATGGACACTTCCTTTATCATTTTCAATAAGGTTTTCATAATTTCTAATTTTTTATTTGACAACTTAAATAGGGCTTGGTCTGAACTAATACCATCACTATCACGTTCAATAATTGGTTCGGTTTTTTTATGTTTCGGCAATATTGTTGCCAGATATACATAAATATCGACCAATCTATCTTTTGGTGGTAATTCTAAATGTGATCCGACACGTATAGCCCGACCTTTAACTTGCTGTAATCGCACTGGATTCCAATAGGGTTCGACAATATGAACTTGTCTCACATTTTTCAAATCAATACCTTCAGCACCAGTTTTGGTTGTTAATAATACCTTTATGACTTTACCCCTTAGATTTGTGGCATTTTGGTCCTCTAATTGTTTCCGTAACGTGGTTGGTAATTCATTGAACTCATTATTATATATTTTTCTCAATAAATCACTCTGCTCTTCACTACCTGCCCAGAAAGCATATTTCGGTTTGTCTTTATCTTCATCATTTTCGTCTAAAACATACTCACCTGTCGAATTTTTCTTTAATTTAAATTCAGCATAGCCATTCGCTTTCAATACCAATGATAATATGGCTATACCTTCCATTGTTTTATATTCTGTATAGACAAATGCCAACCCATTTATCTTATTTATTTTATTAATAATAACATTATATTTTGGGGCGTATTTATCCAATTTTTCTGGGTTATTTATAATTAAATATTCCTCCCGTTGGTCATATAAATCCTTCAATGCCTTTGTTCGTGCTGTTTCATATGCTTTGATATGTTTTTTCATATCAATTTTATCATCACTATCCGTATCAACCATAGCATAATTTTCATCCATTTCATCCGTCTGTAATTCCTGAATTTGTTCCAGTGCTTCACCAACCTTTTCCATAGCCATTGTTTTACTTACTGGTAATGGACGTTCAATGGATTCAGGGAATACAAAAGAACAATGCATCCGGGAATATGCTCTATAACTGGATTTCGGTTCAAATATAGTATCCTTATTGGTTTTTTTTTGTTTTCCTTTTTTATTTGATTTACGGTTTTTATCCTGGTCAATCTCCGCCTTTCTTACATTAGCATATTGTATAAATTGATATTCACTCATTGGCACTTCCACTATTTCATTATGGCGAACCGAAGGCAATAATGCCTTATCTTGTGTTTTATAGAACGACACCAATCCCATAATACGCGATTTAAATAATTCCAGGTTCTTAATCTGGTTATTCTCGGTATCATAAAACAACTTCATGAATGCCTCTTCATTATTCGGTAAAGCAGTATAATATTCGATACCAACCTTCGCATATGTTTGTACAATATTATCCAAATCAGCCTTCAATTCCACATCAGTTTTATTATTGGTATTACTCTCATCTGGCACAATTTTATGTCCATTCTTCTTATAGCCGTTGGGTATACGTGTAACCGTAACAAAATTATCCCGTTTTTTAACTATAACTTGATCGGTTAATGGGTGCGCTTCTAAATCTGCTTCTAATTTGGTCCAATTAATTTCACTACTTTTTTTATTGTTGAAGGATAATTCAAATGCTGTAATTTTACCACGTAATAGATTAAATAATTTTGCCGTTTCATATAAATTATTAATCATGGGTGTTCCCGACAAAAAGACTAACTTCAAATCGCTCGCATCCATAATTAATTTTTCTAAATAGCGTGCTCGAATACCAGGGGTTCCTTTAGCCATAGCATTTGTAATATTATGAACTTCATCAATAATTAAGATAGCGTTATCAAATACGCGGTCTTCAGTCATTTTTATTAATTTTTTTTCATTAAGACCATCCATATGGTAGAATTTATATTTATTATCTATCATGCGATCAATTTGTTCATCAACTTGTTCCTGTTGTTTTTGCGTTAATGTTTCATAGTTTGGTCCTTCATCGAAATTAACAAGCCATACACCACCCAAAGCAACTTTTAATGGAATTCCAAGATAGCGCGCATATTGTTTATTAGTGTCATTGCCATCAAATGTATGAAATTCCCAGTGTTGATTTATTCTAAAATAATCGTAGCCGCATTTTTTAAGATTAACACGGAAGTTCTGTTCTAATGATTTATTGAGCAAGACTATTATTTTTCTATTACTACGAAATCCTTCAGCAATGGCGATAGAACCACATGTCTTACCAACACCAAGTCCATGATATAATAATATACCCCGATATGGACTATTAGAATCCATATAATCCCGTATAATTTTCTGATGATTAAAAAAACTAAACTTTGCCGATTTAACTAATTTACTATCCTTTTTTAACTTATATGACGAATACATAGAATCAAACCAATTAATAAAACCTTTTTTATTCGGTAATACATAATTTGGTGGTTTAATTTTGTATGGTTTCGATAATTTATATTTATTTTCGATATCACTGTCTGGATTAAAGGCTGACACTATTTTCAATTTACGTTTTTTGGTTTTGGTTTTGGTTTTGGTTTTGGTTTTGGTTTCGGGATCACAATAGGCCCACCGTTTTACTTTTTTGGTTTTTGAACTGATTTTCGTTGCACACCAATCACCACGTTTACCCTTAAAACATTCATTGAATTCTTGTTCTTGATGGACAAAAGGGAATAGACACTTACCATCTTCCATACTTAAACCCGGTTTTTCTTCAATTTGACCATCCTTATTTTGTAGTTTAACTTTCATTATAATACTAACAATAAAAAATATTAGATAAATAATGATAATTAAAATATGTATAAAGATAATTCTATTAGCGCGATCATGTTTCATCCATGACTCCCATCGCAATTAATGTATTTTTAGAGGCATCTTGTTCAGCTTTCTTTTTAGAACTACCTATACCCTTTGCGAATACTACCGTGTCATTTTCGGGCAGCATAACACCCACAATAAAAGTCTTATCGGTATTAGAACCTTCTATATCAATTGTGGTATATTTAGGTGGTTGCTGATATTTTATTTGAAACTGTTTCAATAGTTTATCCTTATAATTATGGTCTTGTAGGATAAGTTCCGTAAAATCCACCTTTTCTTCTATAAAATTTATAATAAATTGTTCGCAAATTTGGTATCCAATACCAGAATAGAAATCATAGCCCTTGATTTCATTTTCATTGAAATCGAGAAATAGTGCGCCAATAAAAGCTTCAAAACAATCTTCCAGAATACTGGTCGAATTACGGCCATTACATTTATCTTCCATATGTCGCGACATTATAATATATTCACCCAATTTCAATTCTTTGGAATAATAGGCCAATGCTTCGGCTCTTACCAATTTAATTTTCAATTTTGTAAGAAATCCTTCATCTTGGTTGTTATACCGTTCATATAAATACTGCGCGATAATAGAACCCAGAATGGAATCTCCCAAAAACTCTAAACGTTCACTATCACAATCCATTAAATCTAAAGCTCCTTCGGGTTTATCAACAATACCCAATTCTTTTATTAGATCCATGTTTTTTTTCTTTGAATATGAACGATGAATAAAGGCTTGTTGATAGAGTTCTAAATTACGAGGTGCATCAACTATATTATATTGAGTGAGTATATATTTAATTTTATCAATATCAATCAATTTATTATTGAAATTATATGGATTGATTTCCATAATGATTATTACTTACTTATTTAATTAATTAATTAATTATTATTATTAATTATTTAAATATAAATATCAATTTTAATAATATAATAATAATAATCATGTTCCGTATTTGGGAATATATCAAAACAAAATGTGGTTATCCATCAACTATAGAAACGCCATTATTTGAAAAACCAAGTGGTTATAAAAATATTACATCATCACAAACACAATCGAATACACTTAATAATAAATCCATCTATAACTTGTTTATGTTTTATATTATCGGGCTTTTTTCATCCTAATTATTAACATAAATATTCTTTTAGTTTCTCAACCGCTTTCTTACCCAATTTTCTATCATTAATTTTTAAATTTTCCAATTCTAACATTGCGTCATCATCATCTAAACAAGCCATTAATTTATATAAACTATCATATTCAGTCATTATAGCTTTAGCTTTCGTAATAGATAAGCCCGGGATTTGTGCCAATTGTAATATTTGACACATTTGTGGTGTCATATTATCTTTTTTTTTTAATTTAATGGTATTGGCATAATCACTTGATATTTCGGTTGGTTCCTGACTGGTATTCATGAAAAATTCAGGATTATTTATTAGACGTTTCTCAATAATACTAATATATTTGGCGGTTTCGGCTATAGTTGCGCTATTTAATATACGTATATTATCGCGTAATAATGTATTTGTTATTGAGCCATATACAATATCCGGATTTATGCACCGGTTGTTGGATGGAACATTACCTTCTATTAAATAGAGTATTTTTTCCTTGGGGAAATTGTTAAGTAAACGCACTTTTTGTTCTCTATACCGGCCATCTTTGATAGATGAATATAAATCACTAATAGTTTTACGTTCTATTATTAATTTAACCTCGTCATCTATATAAAATATTATGTCTCCCACTTCTAAATTTACAAATCTATAATTGGGATTTGAAGAAAAATAGTCTAATAGTCCTCGCTCACGAATATCAATATCAATACGATGAGCCATAGTCCTATTATGAAATATTTATTTAAATAATTTAATTTATTTTTTTACTTTAAACATATTTTTTAATTTCAATACATTAAAACATTTTTTGCCATTAACCAATTGTAAAACTAATACTAATAACAATAATACTAATACTATATTAATTAGCATATCCAATTGTTTCGAATATTTGGATATTAACCTAAAGGGGGAATATTTATAGGCCATACGTTCTTCGGCTTCGGCTTCGGCTTTAGCCGCTTCGGCAACAACAATGGCTGCTTCTTCAATGGCTTCAGCTTCAGACTCTAGATCACGTTCTTCATTTAGATTAATGGGGGTTTGTACAAGTTGTTGATTATAATATTTATCCATGTATATATATTAATAATAGATAAAAATATATATAAATATTAATGGATCAATACTATGAAAAATGTAGTATTTTAGAACAAAAATACACAGAACTATATTCAAAATTAAAAAGAAAATTATATGATATGGAACAAACACTTAAAACTGATGAAGAAAAACAAAATTTTAATAATATAAAACGCAAATATATGTCTTCTTTAATAGACGAAGATAAATTGAAAAAATTAACTAATGAAAAAAATAATATTATAAATGAATACCAGCGCATTAAAGATATTTCTACGACAGATATAGATGATATGAAAACAGGTATTGAAGTAACAAAAAATGTAGAAAATATAATAACACATAGTGAGATTAAAGATATGACCCGAAAACCAGAACCAGAACCAGAACCAGAACCAGAACCAGAACCAGAACCAGAACCAGATAATAAAAATATATTACATAATTCTAAAGATATGAATAAAAATAAATCGGAATCTAAAGATAATTCGTTACAATCATTAAATTCCGGTTTAGGCGATGTATTAAAAGGAACACACGCCACGGAATTTTCGGATGTATTAGAAAATTTTAAATTTTCCAAAAATACAGCTCCTCAAGTAATTCCTCCCGCAGCTCCAGCCCCCATAATTAATGTTTCACCGGTTCAAGTTGTACAGATGGGAAACAAGTCGGACATGAATAATATGAAATCGCAAATGAATGAATTGAAGAAAGAAATAAATTCACTTAAAAAGCCATCGGCCGTTAAGACTAAAAAGCCATCGGCCGTTAAGACTAAAAAGCCATCGGCCGTTAAGACTAAAAAGCCATCGGTAGTGAAGAATGAAAAGCCATCGGTAGTGAAGAATAAAAAGCCATCGGTAGTGAAGAATAAAGAACCGAAACGTTCATTTACTACCGTAAGTATTTCTAAACATGGTAATTGCCCTACGAAATTTAATGAGGGTCGGTTTTTAAGTCGTAATCCGGCTGGTGCCGCCAAAAAGGCTTTCAATGAACATTGTCGGGTTAAAAATATTCGTGGTATATGCGCATTACATGTAACATTAAAAGAAACGACGCAAGGTAGTCAAAATAAATTATTTACATATAAACTTCAGCGAAGAAAATTGGAAAAACCGATTGTTAGATTGGAAGGGACCGATAAACAATTTTTAATTGAATATACAATAAAAGTTAAATCAGTTCCTACACCAACAATATGTACCAAACCAGGTAAATCATCTGGACGAATGCGAACTAAAACCGCGCGTAAAACTAAACCAAGCGTTAATAAAATTATATCGAAACGAAATAAAATTATATGATAATAATAATAATATACTATTTAATTATATGACAACTTATTTTCCAGCTGATTTTAGTGAAAATTATATTAACCAATCCTATCAACCACAATTTTGTAATTTTAAAAAAGAATGTGGTGAAAACAATACATTATATAGTCGTAGTAAACCAATTGATGGCATCTCGAAAAATATCATTCTACCTCCTCGCATGATGAGTACATCCAAATGTAATTTAGTAGACTATAATCGCCAATGTTATTTATTTCCGAGTAAAACCGAAACCCTTATAAAAAATACAAAACCATTTGACGAAACATATTGTCAGCAAAATTTCGTTAATATTGACGACGAATCCTTCTTATATAACATTAATACACCCGCTGATAAATATAAAGAATTTAATATCGAAATCAACGTTTCCAATGATTTAGTGGATAATGCTAATATTTTGTCGGGAAATGATACACCAGCCTTTATGAAAACTGGTGTATTATTAGATGATATAGATGAATATATTGTTGGTTCTAATGGTTCGCCAGCAGTATCGTCGGGCGAAAATAAGCATCCAAAGGGCGCAGCACGCTTTGTAGTAAATCGTCCTACAAAAAGACGTAATTTAATAAAGTTCTAATTTAAAATTACAGGTTCCCAAACATTCTATAATACTAACTTTCACATAACGACACGTTTTAAAAATTTCAAAATCGATTTGTTGTTTTTTATTTAAATCCAGTTTATATTTTCCAATATTTGTATAAATTTTGTTTTCCCCGGCAACGTGGACTTCAAATTTATAGACTACATTATCAACCATATTCGAATTTTTTAAAATACCACCACGAATATATTTATCTTCGGTTAGATCGATATTTAATTCCGTATTTTCTCCAGATGGGGTATTCGCATTTAATTTTAATTCGTCATTTGCGACACTATTTAATTCGGAATCTACACCAAATCCGCTTACATCCAATAAACCACTATTAGACGTTAAACTACGAGCCGTGTTTTCATAGGTTATGGTTTCATCATTCATATCCGTAAATTTTAGATCAAATGAACATGATGTGGTTCCCATTTCAATTGGATACAATTTAATAAACTGTATTTTACGATTAATATTAAATTCTATCCATGATTGATTCGGTGCCTGTCCTATAATGGGATTAATTGACATATCAGCCGATTGAAACAAATAATCTCCATTCATATTTTTCAATTTATATGTTTCGGCATTATTAACAACCACCATTAATAAGGCATTATTACTTATATTATTTTCATCATATTCAACCATCTGTTCCTCTATTTCACCATCATCGAGCGTGATAATATATAATATATTATTTATTTGTTTCAATAACGAAAATTTATTATCAGCATGGGTCTTTACAATAAATTTATATTTATCATCAGTCGTCCCGGTTCCCATGGTATGTCTACCAAATTTATCATTAAAAAATGAAATATAGTTATCGGTTGGTGTGGCGGGTATTTTTATATTAACCTCGGTATCATTTTTATACCAGTCAAATAAATAGGGTGTTTCAAAAGCATCATTAATATCCGTAAAAATACCATCACTCCCAGCAATTTTAACAGCGAATATAATCTTATTAGCGAGATTTAATGAAGTATCTAAATATCCAGATTTGACATATTTTTCGGTATTGAAATTCACCATAATGAATTTATCATTGACACATGCACCATTCTCATTTGTCATATTGATAATATTATCGTCATTTGGTATCGTAGCGCTTGGGTCCCCAAATATAGAATCGGCTGTGTCGACCACATTATCACTGACAAATTTGGCGTCATTACCAGCAAATAAACTCGGTTCAGTTCGCCATAATTTAATGTGTTTTCCAGCTTTTACTCGTGGCCCTTTATCTTTTTTTATTATCCATAATAATTCATTATTACCATCATTCGCGTTGACCGTATATACTTGTTGGTTCGTTTCACCTTCGATATAACCATATTGTCGCGCTCCAGATAAATATTTATCATCACGACGAATATATACCAGATTATCATATTTAAGCATAATGTCCGTTGATCCAGTCGTATTTTTGTCATCCATAATAACCCAATTATGAGATGAATATGTGTCACTCATAGTGTCGGTTCTTTGTGTATATACACCACACTTACTATCCGTATTATTATATAATAATGCTGTAAGTGGTTTACCACCAACTAAATATTTTGTATATTGAAGATGTTTACATTGGAGGTTGATGGTTTCGCCCAATTTAACTGGGGTATTCATCTTATTATCGTCAGTAGGAATAATAATCCATTCATGAAGTGATTTATCTTCATTTGTGGTATATACGCCTTCAAAATTATCACCAGTCTGATCGGTTACATTGTATCCATCACGATTGCCAGTTAAATAGCGGTCTTCCATCGCATTACATTGTAATAATATGGTATCTCCATATTTTACAATTACATTAGTATCTATGGCACCGACTTTGGAAGCACTTTCACCATCAACAGCCAACGGCACTTCCATATAAGTATCATTTTCCATAATTATTTTCACGTTAAATTGTTTTTCGTATTCGGGAATGGTCATCCTATTATTTTCAAAAAATTTAATTTTATCATCGAGTTTTAATATACTTTGATCGCTATTAAATATAAAATTCTCTTTATTATAGATATTGACATATACACAATAGGTTATTATGGATAATATAACGAAATAATATTTGTTATCAAATTTAGGTTTAGTTTTATTCAATATTAATAGTAATATTATTAATAATAATAAAATAGAACTTACTATTAATATGTTATTCATTATATATAAATAATAAAATAAATTACAAAAGATAATTGTATTGTTAATCATTGTCGACAACTGATTATAGTTAGATTTATGTTAAAGCTTATACTATGCTGTAGTTGGCATAGTAGTAGTTGTTGTTGTAGGTGCGGCCGTAGTAGTAGTTGTTGTAGGTGCTGCCGTAGTAGTTGTTGTTGTTGTTGTTGTAGGTGCGGCCGTGGTTGTTGTATGCATCAACTTGTTATAGGTTTCGTCCAGGTCTTCCTGTTTATTGAAAAATTTATAGACTGAATTATAATCAATATTAACATGTTTCGCACCATTTAATCGTAAAATCATAATAGTAATAAATATTTTTTGGATTGCGGAATATCCATCATAGGTATTCAAATATACATTATGTTTACTCGAATATAATTCTAATTTATCATTTTGTGTTTCATCTACAAATGGTAACATACCAACTACAACATTATTTTTATGTAATACATCAGATGCTATAAAATCATGGGTGTGTTCGAAAGACGGGATTGGTAGCATGAAAAAATCAGTTCTATAAGTGTCCGCAGCCACATTGATCGCATTGGTCGCATTAACACAATTACCTTTTAGATTATGTTCCGCATCTTTGGTTATACCCGTTAAATATTGGTTTTTTTCACATTGTAATTGTTTACCATGTAATGTATTTAAATCGGTATTTAATTGTATTGTGGTTCTCGTGTCGACTGTATTGTTGGTTTCGGCAGCGGCATCAACATTTTCATAACATTTTTTTAATACCCTGACGTCAATTGTATTATCATATTGTGCTATATGAAATAATTGATTCGTATCGGGTGTTTCAAGCGTTAGGGTATTTTTCAATACTAATTTATCACCCTCAAATGTTAATAATTTATTTTCATTTAATAATTTTAATTTATAGCGGTCTCCTTGTTTTAGTATTTCAAAAGGTGATTTTTTGGCTATATCTTTTTCTAATACAATATCCTGAGTATTTGTAACATGTATATAATGTTTAGTTGCTTTGACTTGTATATAATAATAATTATTGGTTTTTAATAGATGAAAATAATTATTAAGGTTTGGTTCATTTTTAGTTCCAGTATCGGTATATAATTTTTTATTACTTTGTGATACAATATATTTTTTACTAATAAAATCAAGTTTTGGTTTTAGAAAATTGCCATGGTTATTATTCATATAGTAATCTTTATATGGTGATGATGGTGGTGCTGTAGTCCCAGACGACACTGTATCGATAGTATCCCCAAGGTCATAATTTACAGTATTAGAAATATATGAAAAACTATTTAGTACATTCTTATCACTACAATTGGCAGACTGAATAATATTCTTGCTATTATCTGCTATATTAGTATTAGATGCTGTAAGGTCTTCGCGATAATTTAAACTATTATTATCGTTTAATTCACAACAGGTAACATTTGTATTTAAATTACTACCTTCCTTTTCAAAACCGATACCTTTCATATAATGTTGGGATGGGCATCCAATTTCTTTATTTAAAAATGTATTATAATCATATTTTTGTAATTTTTGGGTTTGGGTAACAGTTTTACATTTTTCGACATTTTTAAATACAGAAACACCCGGATATGAAACTGGATGGTCACTCTCGAGCTTATTTAGTGCTCCCAATATGTCGCGGACAATTTTTATCTTATGTCCCAATTTATCTTCATTTCGTATATTAAGATAACCTTTCTTTTCATATATGGCGTTAACCGTGTCATATGTGGTATTAATAATATTAGATGTATACCCAAGTTGATTATATATTTTTAAAAATATATTATAATCGATAGTTTTTAGGTGATAGATCAGTTCACCAGCTGTGTTATGACTATGTTTGGCATTATACACATTTTTTTTGGTTCTAAATTCCCATCCTTCATTTTCAATTAACTGTGTTCTCCATGTATTATGTAGATTGTCATAATTTGTATCGATATAAGTATTAAATTTACCGATATTATTATCAAAATCGTCTTTAGTTTCCATATATTTACGGCATGTGCCAGCGTCAGCGCAAATAGTATCCCAATTACTTAGGGCCATTGTATTATTATCCATAACAGTCATCATATCATCTGGGATATAATTATCCATATGTTCAATGGCATTTACGTTTGATTTATTTTTAGGGTTTATATAGATGCCGTGTTTTTCAGCATATAGTATTGGACTTTTATTACTATTAATAAAAAAATATATTCCTACGGCAACCATCACTAAAAAAATATTATTTTTATTTAATCTAACTAATATTATACTTAGAATTAGTAAAATTAATAATATAATCATATTTAATAATATAATATATAATTATTTCTTGGTCTTGGGTTTTGGCACGACTTTCTTCTTCTTCGCCATAATTTCCATACAACGTGCTTTTGTTAAAGTTTCAGGATTTTTATCATAGACCGCGTAATTCTTATTTTTACAACGTATATATACACCAAATTTACCCTTATTTATAGTGATATCCTTATCAACTGTTTTTATTACACTTGTGCCAGTCGTCGCGATTAATTCACGACATTTTTCTTCAGTAATATCATCCGGGTCTATATCCTTTAATGTATATTTTTTACCATTATTCTCAAAATATAGTCCATATTTACCTTTTTTTATAGTTATATCTTCCGTCAATTGTTTAGGATAATGGAATAAGGTGACGACTTGTTCTACTGTGATGGTATCTATTTTAAATTCACCTAAAGGTGCAAATTTGTTGTTATATTTCGCAACTGGTCCGTATTGCCCAATATAGCAAACAATATCCATATCAGTGTCTGGATGTTTTCCAATTAGACGTGTTTTATCATCTTTATATACTCGTGTTTGATTTCTTAGAGTGGAACATGTCGGTTCAAATGAATTATAACTATCGCGCACAATATCAACCCAGTTCGCGTCACCTGAAGAAATATTATCCAATTTTTGTTCTAAATCGGATGTATATTTATAATTAATAATAGTGTCGAAATTTTCACTCATAAAGTTATTTACTATATCACCTATTTCATTGGGCACCAATTTATTTTTTTCACCACCGACTTTAATATTGGATAATACTTCTTTTATGGTTCCAGAGCGTAATGTTGATATGGATATTTTTTCGGTTTTACCAGTAACATCCTTTTTATCGACATATTTGCGGTCTTGGACTACAGCCACCATATTCGCATAAGTGCTTGGACGTCCTATATTAAGCGAATCCAATCTTTTAATAAGACTGGCTTCTGTATAACGCGACTGTTTTGGTTTTGATATTTTTTCAGTGGAAATAATGGTATTATATTTTAATTTAGAACCTTTTTTAAGAGATTGAATAATCTCCACCGCATCTGATACCGATTCTATATCTACCGATTCATCTTCTTTACCATTATTTTCTAATGTTTGAATATATACTTTTTGAAACCCACTAAATAATATTTTTTCAGCTTTAGAAACAAACCATATATCTTCATAGGAATCGATCTCAATTTTAACTGTAAATAATTCTACTTTACATGCGGACATCTGACTGGCGACTGTGCGACGCCAGATAAGTTTATAGAGTTTGATTTCATATGGGGATAGTAGTTCGTCATGAGATATATCATTCACATCAATGTTACATGGTCTAATTGCTTCGTGGGCCTCTTGACAATTACTATCTTTATTTTTATATTGTTTGATATTAAGATAATCCTTGCCATATTTGGAAGTAATGTATGTTTCGATCATGGCAAGCGCATCCAGAGATAAATTGAGAGAGTCGGTTCGCATATAGGTAATATAACCATTCTCATATAATTTCTGTGCTGATGCCATTGTATTTTTAGGTGACATGGAGAATTTTGTGCTGGCTTCCTGTTGAAGTGTTGATGTTATAAATGGAGATGGCGGTTTCCTTTCCGATTTATTTGAACTAATATTTTCAATTATAAATTCGCTGGTTTTACAATCCTCCAATAATTCCATGACGGATTCTTTATCTACCAATTCCTGATTTAGAAATACTTTAAGTGAGTGTTTTTTATTTATGGTGGCGAGTATTCCCGTAATTTTAAAGGAGCGTTCGGAACTAAACTTTTCTATGTCTTTTTCACGTTCTATAATTAATTTTAATACAACACTTTGAACACGTCCAGCAGAGAGTGATAATTTCTTTTTTTGAGTATTTTGAATATGACGCCAGAGTATTGGTGATATAGAATAACCAATAAGTCGGTCTAATATACGACGTGCTTGTTGAGCATAGCATATATCCATATTTAATGGTACTGGGTCTTTAACAGCATTTTGTATAGCAGTTTTAGTAATTTCGCTAAAAATGAGCCGTTTACGATCTGTCGATTTTATACCCAGTGCTTCAGCAATATGAAAGGCGATAGCTTCACCTTCACGGTCCAAATCTGTAGCTAATAAAATATTTTTACATTTTTTATAAGCGAGTTTCAATTCTTTCACGACACTTTTCTTTTCTTCCTTAATGGTGTAATTTGGAGTAAAGTCATTCGCAATATCAATATTTAATGATTTCCCATCTATATCACGTATATGCCCGAAACAGGCCTTAACTATATAATTATCACCAAGATAACTTTGAACCTTTTTAACTTTACTACCAGATTCCAATATAACCAGGGTTTTAGTGGGCATGGTCAATGGTTTGGTGGGCATGGTCACTGGTTTGGTGGGCATGGTCAATGGTTTGGTGGGCATGGTCAATGATAATATTTATGGAAATCATATAATTTTCAAATTTTTATTATATAAACAATAGAGTTAATATTTATTAAACCGACTATAAATGATTAAAGACGACAAACTCAAGGCCATTATTAAAGCGAAAAAAACGAATTTAATATTATCATTGGATATTACTAATGAATTTCATTTTTTCAATATTTTGATAGATTGTGTCAGTGTAATATGTGGGATTAAAATCCATAGTGATATACTTCCATTCGCACACAACCAAACTTTTTATGATAAATTAAATGAACTAGCTATAAAATACGATTTCATTATCATCGAAGACCGGAAATTGGCCGATATTGGCTATATAAATAAATTACAGGCGCAATACTATAAAAATTATGGTATTGATTATATGACATGTCATTCCTTCATGGGTCGTTCGGCGGTTGAATCAATTGATAGTAATATGAAATTGTTTCTAATATCGGATATGTCATGTAAGGATTCATATATCGATGATAGTATATGTCATGACATGTTTATAGAAAATACCAATATTATTGGATTTGTTAGTCAAAAAAAACAAGAAAATGAAAAATTTATTAATCAACCATTATATTTGCGTCCTGGTATTAAAATTATCGACGAGGATAGTTCTAATAATAATAATAATGATTGTTATGGACAACAATATACTACTCCAAAAGTATATCCTGGAATATTATGGGTTGTTGGGCGTAATATTACACAAGACGAAGACCCATATAAACAAGCATTAAAATATCAATGTATATTTGAAAAGTCAATTAAAAGCGAATAATAACTATTTTAGTATAATTATTTAATATTATTATTTTAGTATAATTATTTAATATTATTATTTTAGTATAATTATTTAATATTATTATTATATAGTATAAATAATGGAATCACCTTTAATGATGTTGTTACATGGAGCGGTTATGGCGGTTGTATTATATTTAGTATTGAGATATGGTTTAGGTAATAGTTTAATGGTTGCGCAATCGCGTGCTATTCTTGTGGGATTATTGGCGGCGAGTTATATGGTATTATTTGGTCATGGATTACCATTGAAGGTTAATAAGCATTTATTATAAAATATTGATACTTAAATAAATAATATAGTCATTATATTATACCATCATGGAAATAAGTTTAGTATATAATTGTAAAAACACATTGGTTCTGGCTTACGATTATGTGAAAAGCCAGACCATTATATATATTTCTGGATTCAAAAACAGTATATATTATATGGTATCCCTCCTGTTTATATATCTATTTATGATAATCTATTTACCTTTTGTCTATATGATACATACGTATATCGTATTTACATTATATTGGACTGGTTTGGGTGTATTATCCACCATTGGCTTGGGAACGGGCATTCATACTGGAATTTTCTTCCTATTTCCATTCATTATTTCCATTAAAGATAAGGCCTTGGAATGTGGAACAACGGATTTTGATATTATTGGAAGTAATAAATTTATATGCGAATCATTAACGTCACCCGGGTCATCGTCCAATGATAATTTAGCATTATTTATTAAAGTATTGCCACCCACAATTTTATGGGGTTTTGGTAGTAGTTTAGGTGAAATACCACCTTATTACTTAGCAAAAATGGCCAATGATAAAAAATTTGTGTCGAACTATGCCATTATTCAAAAATATTATGATCAGGTTCTCTATTTTATAGATAAATATGGGTTTGCCACTATATTTATATTGGCGTGTTGGCCTAATATAACATTTGACATGTGTGGAATGGCTTCTGGATACTGTGGGATTAGTATAACGAATTTTTTATTAGCGGCATTTATGGGTAAAGGATTGGTTAAGGCGCCGATTGAGGCATATGCTATATTATTCGTATACGACGAAGACTATATCGATTATAATGGATATGATAACTATATAAAAATATTTAATGGCATATTTTTTATAACTATACTATATTTCTTAAAAGCGGTTATTGAAAATATGGCCGAACGCCAATATATGACTATTAAAAAATAATTAAAAATAAAATTTATTTTTTACTAAGATGAGCAAATTCTGGATGTTTGAGAATGCGTGATAAGGTTTCCATGTTTTGTAATACACGTTTATCTTTAGCTGTATGTTTCAATCTATACTTTGATAAATCTATATGACCCATACCTTGTGTATGGAGTGTTTTTTTTGTGGCAAAATATATATTAGAATAAATACGATATAGTTGTGACATTTTATCGATAATATGAAATATATATATTATAGTTTCATGACTATATATCCTTTATTCATTAATATTTTATATTTTATATTTTATTATAGTTATAAGACTATATATCCTTATTATTATTATTATTATTATTATGATAGATGTTCTATAAAATAATAGTCGTTAATAATAGTAATGAGATATCCCGAAATTGATATTATTAAAGGTATTGCTATAATACTTATGGTATTATTCCATTATTTCTATGTAGCCTATCTACTTGGTAAACCTGTTGTGAATATTCATTCGAAATATGTTAGTTTGATGGCGACTATTGCCCATAATATATTTATATTCATGGTTGGTGTTAATTTAGTGGTTAGCTATAATAGAACCAATAATGCGACTGAAACTGGCCGTAATGCTTATATTGGCAAACAATTTAAACGAGCATTACTGTTATTTATATTAGGAATGGTAATGACGTTTATAACCTCTATACTATTTCCCGATAAATATATACGCTTTGGTATATTCCATTTCATTTCATTGGCGATAATGGTTTCACTACTATTTATAGATAATATCCAGTATACTGGTTTTGGAATTATGATATTCGGATTACTTAATTACATTATAACCAACTATAAATCCAGTTTCTATAATATCTGTAATAATAATAAATTAACATGTTTCATATTAGGTATCTATAATAACTATTCGTCAATTGATCATTTCTCGTTCATACCATTCTTCCTAACCGTATTAATGGGTATGGGAATTGGTCAAGTATTTTATAAGGGTGGTATGCGACCGGCCAATACCATATTAGACAGAGTATATAAAAATAGTAATACTATGAAATCGTTGGGATATTTAGGAAAACAATCCTTAAATATATATCTTTTTCATTGGGTTATTGTTTATTATTTATTGGCCTAAATAAGGCTTTCATTTCGATAATAATAATAATATTAATAATAATAATAATATTAATAATAATATTAATTAATTAATTAATTGATAATATCAATTATTAGTTTTAGTTTTAAATGTAAATTTTTGATAAGATAAAATAAAATAAAATAAAATCAAACGATGTTTAATTGGAATACGCAAGACCTCCCATACCACTCATGATACGAAGAACATTGTAATTTACGGCGTAGATATTAAGTGCTTGTGTGGTTGTCAATTTAAGTTGGGCGTTATCAATACGCGAGAAATTACAGGTTCCAGATGGTTGATGTTCTTCCGGTTTGAGTGCGAACGAATAGACAGCGATACTATCAACAACATTTACACTGCCAGCACCGGTGTGGTGTTGCCATACTTGGGCGCGAGTGAAATACCGGTAATCTCTTGCGACGAAACGATCATGTCCATTTAATGTCACTTTATATGTTGAGCCAGTAGAAACGGTGGATGGTGTAGAAGGACCCGCGGCCGCGCCCGCCGCGGCTGGAACTCCAGTCCATATAAGTTCCTTAACTGGGTGATTGAAATTTAAATCGTGCGAAGTTGATGTACTTTGACTTTGGAATTGCAATTGTTCAATGAGGTATTCATGCGAAACCTGGGCGAATCGGCGACGTTCATCAGTATCGAGATAGATGTAATCGGCCCATAATGCTACGGTTCCGAATGCGGCACCTTTACACAAAGTTTGCGTTTGGAATTTAATCGACAATTTAACTTCGTGATATTGGAGAGCGATGAGGGGCAACGCAAGACCGGCATTTTTGCAAAACCAAAATCGAAGGGGAACAAATATTTTTCCCATGGATGTTGTTGTATCTCCTAGAACACCTCCTGAACCAGACATTTTCTGGAAACGGGTCCAACTGGTAGCTTCAGATGAATTAACAGCAACTGTCGCGTTTGTTGGGTTAGATGCGGTTGGGTTTTCTTCTTCCAATTGTGCCATTACTTCCATAGAGTGACCGTAATGTTTATCGATTTGTTGACCGCCAATTTCGCATGTAATTTCATCTAAAAGTGCTGTTCCTGGATTAGCACAATTCGCTGTATCAGCAGTCGCTTGTGTATATTCAACATACATACGTCCGACCAAATCACCATTTCTGGAGACGGTCGCGGAGACTTTATTACCATATCCGGTGGAACCGTTCAAGGTTTGTTCGATTGCTTCCATCGAGAAATTGGTGTGTCTACGGTAAACTACTTTGAAAAAAGTAATCTGTGGGTTACCTGTAAGGTAAATATCTTGTGCGCCATAAGCTACTAATTGCATTAATCCTCCTCCCATTTTATACTATATACATAGAAAATAATTTTGGGGAAATGATTTAATTAAATCGGAATTAAATCGGAATTAAATCGGAATTATCAATCGTTATTCAATAAAAGAACCTAAACAATAAATATATTATGTATAATACGTTAAGACTATTATGACTTGGTTAGAAACAGCTATTAATGTATCGGCCAGTTCGGCGTTATTATTTATCGGTATTGGATCAATAAAACAACTAAAAATAATGGAGAATATGGATAAATGCGCTAAATTCAATTACAATCTGGGATTTTCAGCAACTATAGTTTCAAGTGGACTAATACTCTATAAAGAAATTTCTGGTAGATAATATGGCTAAATATATATATATAATTATTTTTTTATTATTTAAGACTCTATTATTTTTATTATTTAAGACTCTATTATTTATATTATTTAAGGCTATAATAGTATTATAGTTAATATAACATAAATATAGTTACTATAACTGATTTCATAATAGTATGGTAACTAATAGTATTTGTATTTTTGCGAGTGAATTGGCCGTTATTACTGGCCATAACCCTTTTCAAAAAATAAATGATATATATTTAAAATTATGGAAAAAACAATATCCCGAAGATTATGCTGAAATGGTCGAAAAATATGTAGCGGAAACGAATACGGAAGTTTTGGAAGAAACGCCGAAAGAATGTATTAATAGAATAGCAAAATCCAATAATATTCTTAAAGATGTAGTGTGTGATCTGGAAAAATGTCTAAATACAACCGATGTTAAAACGATGACAAATATAAAAGCCGCGATTTTGAAAAAATGCGACGAAAAGGTGAAAACTCCTAAAGACCGACAATTAATTAAAGAATGCGTTTCAAATATGGCTAATACCAATTTTGGCACAAAGCATGAAAATAGTGCCGTCATTGAATATCAGAATCAAACTGGCGATACGGTTAATATGATTGATAAATTCCTAAAGAAATCACTCTATAAAACCAAAACGAATATATGGTATATAGGTGGTCGGGTTGATGGACTCAATGACGATAATGTGGTAATTGAGATTAAAAATCGTGTCAATAAATTATTTTATAATCTCCGCGATTACGAGAAAGTACAGACATATGCTTATATGTATATTCTGGAAACATCGAAAGCCAAATTAGTAGAAAGTTATAAACAAAAAAATAATATCACTATCAATATAATTGATGTCGACTACGATGAAACTTTCTGGACATCATCTATCGATTCCAAGATTAAAATATTTATAAAAACATTTGAAAAAACGATGCGCTCAGAACAATTGAAAATGGAATTAATTGGCGAATTGTTTGGCACCCATTCCTGAAGCAATTTTCAGGATATTATAGTTAATTGCGTAGACCTGAATATCATATTTATAATCTTTTACACCCAATACTTCGGGTATAGCAAATACAGCACTTTCAATCCCCAAATCCAATTTAATCTGGAAATTCTGTATTCTGGAGAAATTACAGGACCCGGATGGTTGGAATTCATTGGGATTAAGTGAAAATGAATATACGTTTATACCATCTTTAGGGGCAGTTTTATGGTGTTGGTATGGTTGTATTTTATTGTAAAACATACTATCATTTTGTCTTTGGCGCACATCACCATTAAATCGCAATTCGATTTTATCAATTATATTTTTTCTAAAATACTGCATTTCAAAATTACGTGTCGTATCCGTGGTTTTTGATGGATTGTAATGTTTATTATATCCGACTTTATTTGTATTTGTTTTATTTAGATAATGTCGTTCATTATTGAGATATTGGTGACTATATGGGGCGATATGTTCCATTGGCCAATTTGTATAATTATTCCAATTATTGGTGGTTGACATATCCGTTCGTTGTGGAACAATAATAATTTCCTTTACTGGATGATATAATTGAATATCATGGGTCGCTGTATTATCGACATCACTTAATTTAACCATTTGAACTTCTTGTATAAGATATTCTTGATTATTTTCTGCAAACCGTCGTCGTTCTTCCGTATCTAAGAAAATATAGTTTGCTTCAAATCCATAATTCAGTTTAAATTCGGAAGGCGTTATAAATTCGGTGATAAGAGTATTTGTGGTTTTTCGACGATGAAAACTGGAAATGGTTTCATTACTTAATGAAGTGCTATCAGATAGACGTTCAACAATGGTAAATAAATCACTTATTTTTTTTAACGTAATTTCTATATTAACTTCGTGATATTGGAGAGATATTAGAGGTAATGCCAAACCATTATCACTGGAAAAGAAGAACCGTAATGGAACTTTAATTTTCCTTTTAGGAATACTGGGTATGACATTGGCTTTCGTAACATCGGCATTTTGAACTACATTTTTGTGAAGTTCGTTGGTATGTTCGTCATATTGTCGTGAAACCGATGTATTTGTGGACCGTATATGTGGATAGTTTGATTTTAAGAGATAAAATGTTGGGTCGTTCGTATTTTGGACTGCGCCAGCACCATCCATATCAATGTAGAGTTTATCACTATCCTTATAATTTTGTCCTTGATCTATAATTTCAATGGTATTTATTTCATTATTGGTGGCGTGTTTTGTTAGTCGAACCGTCATACCACTACCATTCCCTCTTTCAATAACACAATTCCCTCCATTGGTTAATACCGTTGGTGCCGTTGCGGACCAGGGTGCTACTTCAGCGACATATGAACTGGAATAATCAATAATTTCACGACGTATTGGAATTAATTCATAAAAACTACCCGATGGTGGATTCGTTGTCCATGCGACACTTATTGTCGCGGTTTTATTGGAAGTAACATAATCCGTAATGGTGCGTAATTGGTTATTCACTAAAATATTATAACCTATATAGAAATCATCCGCCGAACCAACTGTATCAGCCGATAATATTATGGTGGTATTGGCGACAGTTCCACATGTTCCCTGTTCTTCCACGCCTATACGAATATAATCCCCTATATATAAATTACTAACAGGTTGGAATGTATTGGTTCCGGTCAGTGTTAATTCCACACCACTAATGGTGAAGGTGCCGATAGTTTCATCAGTATCATAGTAAACATTATACTTGTTATGATTGGATATATGGGTAATTGATGTCCCTAATCCGCCGGTATCCGAATCTAATACTGGAATAAAATGGGAATTATTAACGGTGTTAATTGTTGGGTTATACATTTCTGGAACATGACCTATCAATTCATTATGTGCCTTTTTCGCTGTTTCATTTAAGCGCAATTCTGAATAAATATTGAGGAATTGACTGGTATGTCTATCAATTTCTGTCCCACCGATTAATAGTCGGGTGCTATCAATTATGTTCGTACCTATATTTTCTATCCATTTAAATTCGTAGGGAACATAATTGGTGGAATCCGACCCGGAATATATCGCAGGTAATTCAAATGTAAAATAGACACTGGATAATAATTCAGCATTTCTTTTAATGTCACAATTAATGATGGTATTTGATGAAGCACTTATTTCTTGTCCAACTGGGTCTAATTTGATGGTTTCCATACTAAAATTTGTATGGCGTCTATAAACGATTTTAAAAAAGGAAATCTGTGGGTTTCCTACTAATATGTGATCTTGGGCGCCCCTTGCTAATAATTGTATTAATCCTCCCGCCATATTATATTTATATTTATATTATAATACGTGTATTATATTATTCATTATATTTATTAATTGGTTATTCCGCATTATTATTATATAAATAAATTTGATTTTACGTTATATAATAATAATCTCTTTCACAATATAAATAATTTATAGTATGAACGATGATAATTCAAATAGCATTACATTGAATCATAACCAGGAAACTGCGAAACAAAATATTCACGATTTTATTATAAGTGCTGATAAATATTATGTATTAATGGGTGCGGCTGGTACTGGTAAAACATCTCTCATCACACAAATATTCAATGATGACCGATACAAGGGTAAATCTATTGCATTTGCCGCTACAACTAATAAAGCTGTAGCGGTCCTAAAAATACTATCGCCTTTAAAAGGAAAAAATGTAACCTATACGACAATTCATAAATTACTTAACATTCGTCGCCGAATTAATTATAATGGGCAAGCAGAATATAAAGCGGAATCCGAAATATTAGGTTTCGTTAAAAAAAACTATGATATTATTATCGTGGATGAAGCATCCATGGTGAGTCGCGACATGATTGAACAAATGGACCGGGTGATGCGTGGGCGTAAAAATAAAATAATTTATGTTGGTGATATCAATCAATTACCACCTATTAATGAAAATCGTAGTTCGATATTTACCCGTAATTATCCTTATTCGTTACTAACTATTATAGAACGGTATAAAAATGATATCGTTAAATATGCGACGAGTATTATAAAACCGAAAACTCATAAAATTAAATATGCTGATCTTGGTACTGAAGTCGAATTTAATAAGGATAGCTCTATATGGATAAATACGTATTGTGAAAATGTAGAGACATCTATTATGTTAGCTTATACAAATAGGCGCGTAAATTATCTCAATAAAATTATTCGCCATCAATTATTTAATACAACCGAAAAATATGTCATTAACGATAAAATCGTATTTAATAGTCCTTATACCGAGATTGACTATAGAATTCATACATCAGAAATAGGTATCATTAAATATATTGATAAAGACATGGGTGTGTTACCAGAAATTGTATTAGACCAACTTATGAATCTTAAACTTAAAATTAAAATTAAAAATAATTCACCAATGGATATGGCTCCAATAGCTGATAAAGATAAAGATAAAGATATTTGTCCGATATGTTTTGACGACGATATAGATATAATGCGTCAAACTAAATGCGGACATAGATTTTGTTCTGGATGCATAAAACTATGGTTGGATAAACATGATACATGCCCATACTGTCGGTGTGACTTAAATAATAATATAATCAATATCAAAGACTGTTCTGAACTATCAACATTATTGAATGATATTGTATCATACACAACCAATTTACATATAAATATTAATTATATCACTATAGAAAAGAATGGTATTTGTAGAACAGTCGTTATCATTGACCCACAAGACGAACCGAAATATAAGGAAATAATTGAATTTATTGAAACGACCCTACAAAAATATAAGAAACTTGTTTTTAAAATGAAAGACGATGATGCATTTATTAAGATATTATTAACACGTATATGGGAATTCTTTTATCTAAATTATATAGATAAATTCGCCAATATTGATTATGGGTATTGTATCACGATTCATAAGTCGCAAGGTTCTACATATGAAAATGTATTCGTAGATTTAAAAGATATCGTGTCAAATAATAGCACTGATACCAAGGAATGTGTCTATACAGCCATTACACGGGCGTCAGATACGTTAAATATATTGCGGTAATATTTATCCATTTAAGAATTATATTATCATATATATTATCATATATATTATTTATTTTTTATATTTATTTAGTAATGGGAAATTGTTTTCAAAAACCAGTGTTAAAAGAAGATTCATTTGCGTTATTAAATAATACGGGTGACTTATGGCATTTAATAGATACGAATAAGGAATCTATTAAAAATATGAATGACAAAATAGATACGTTAGAAATTAATATAAATAATAATACACGAGCAATGGCCGAAGATATTGAAGCGATGGCCGATGAACTTCAATCCATTTACTTGATTATAGATCAATCTCGTTTGAGCCACCAGTCATCATCCAGATATGGTGGGATGGACCCAGAATCAATACATGCCGATTTAGAAGGACCGTCACTGATTAATTTTTCTACTTCAGATGGTTCTAATGCTCGTCGATGATATCTTATTTTAGATAAAAATCCATCAAAGCCACCAAACAAATTAACCCATAAATCACCATAATTTTGTCTTGGAACGGATGACAGTTCATGACGCCGTTTAAGGTTGCCATTGATATATACATATAATATACGTTGTTTTATGGTCATCGCAACATTTACCCATTTTTTTAATGGCATATCCTTTATATCGACATGTTCTTTTATATTTTTCATGGTATTGAAATATATGCGCATGGTATTCTCGCTTGGATGTAACCAAAAACCTGGACACATGTTCGGCGAGGCGTTTTTATCACCTTTATGCATAATGTGTTTCCATTCATTATTTTTATATCCATAATTATCTATAATCATCCAAAAGCTATATGTAAATTCGATACCATCTTCTTCATTATTTGACCGATAGAGGATAACTGTGTCGGGATTTTTAGGGTCTTGTGGGATCACCATACTATTTCGTGCCCCTTTAGTGCCTTGCACTATCCATGGAGATTCAATTTTAGCATTTTTGAAATAATCGAATAGTTTTTTCGATGATATCAAACATAATAGTGTTCCCAACCCAAATAATATGACACTGGTAATCTGGATAGGTAAACTGTCACCCAATAATTTCGATAACCCAACTTCACCTATCGAAAACACGATAATCGCACCTAATAAATATAGGACGGAATCACGTAAATTACCAGATAATTTTAATGCCATATTTCCTAATATAAAGGCAAATAATATAACAATTATCATAATACATAATTTAATTATATTTGAAACTAAATCGGTTGCTGAAAAAATAGTTCCCAATTTATTGGTAAATGATGGAACCATATTATTATTCGGCTGTTGAATTACCGGTTTATTGTTTGGTGTGGGAACAACGACCGGTTTATTGTTTGGAACAACGACCGGTTTATTGTTGGCTACCACGGCTGGCTTATTGTTTGGAACAACGACTGGTTTATTGTTGGCTACCACGGCTGGCTTATTGTTTGGTGTGGGAACAACGGCTGGTTTATTGTTTGGAACAACGGCTGATTTATTGTTTGGAACAACAGCTGTTTTCTGTTTAGAAATATTATTAACTTTTATAAGAGTATTTAATTTATCTCTATTAGATTTCATCTTATATATATATAATAAATAAAAAATTTAAATGGTATAAAATTATTTCAGTGCTGGTCCTTTTCTATAAACGGCTTGAATATCCGTAATTGAACGAGTGCGATTTGTGAATGCGATGTTGGAAATGAACCCATGAAAACCACCTTCTTTACAAATATTTAATGGACCCATATTAGGTTTGGGGTAACCAGTAATAAGTCCGGTTTTAACTAATTTTCCATTTAAGAATACATCTAATACTTTATCTGATAGCGAAATGTTAATATTTACCCATCGTTGTAATGGGATGTTGGGTATATCACAAATATTTGTAAGGTCGTCTTCTTCTCCCTCTGTATCTAAATTAGTTTCAACATTAGTAATAATTCTTAATGTATTGGTGTTTGCTGTTAGTAGGATGGTGGGATTCGATACATTATCATACGATTCCCCACGTTGAATAATGACCTTATCCTCTTTATATCTATAGATATAATCATTAATATATATCCACATATTGATATTATATTCATTTCCTTGTAAAGAATCTGGGACAGACCCAGCATTTACCCGTTTTCCTATTTTAGCATCGTGGATATATGGTAAAAATTGTTTGGTTTGTGTTCCGGCTACACTATAAGAATCAAAGTATTTATATACCCCAAATACTGACAGTGCCAATATGATTATCATCACTATAACTAATACATTTTGTATTGACCCACCGGTTTGTACGCGTCGTGTCATCTATTATACTATATATAAATATAAATAATTATTATGATTATGATTATGATTATGATTATGATTATAAACCCGCCGTATAAATATTAGCGATATCATTCTCTTTTAAAGCGCGATTATAATATTTTACACCACCTACATATCCATTAAAATTATTATCACTTTCGCCCATATATACATTTCTATTAAAGATAAATGGCACATTTGGTAATATAGCGGACCGATAGCGGATCGTATCGATAAAGATATCGATATTGCGATTTTCCAATATAATTATAATATTGACCCATTTTTGCATAGGGAGTGTTGTTAAATCGATATCATAGTAATTAATATCATCATTACTATCTTTATAGGACATCTGTATTTGTAGGTTATGATCTTTAGGATAGTAATTAATATTGGGTGACCCATATCTATAAAGAATGGGTTTTTTGTAATTAACATTAGACTGCCATTGCGAATTCTCTGCCACATTTTGTATATTTATCCATAATGAATATGTGAAGGAATTCCCTGTTTTAGATAATGGCAATTTCTCATTTGGGACATACATATTAAAATCTTTAACGAAATGTGTTGGTTTACATAATATGGATGTATATTGGTCAATTGAAAAGAATGTATAATAAACTCCTATAGTGAGTAACAAAAGAACTATAATAATAGCAACTACAATGACTATAGTTTTATTATTAATTGGGTTCATCATATAATATAATATAATATAAGATGATTAAATATAATTTATGAAAAATAATAAATATTATGGTTTATCTTCATAAATTGATTTTATTTTATTTGTACTAACTTTCTTCGGCAAATACATAAATTTTAATAATTTACCACTATATGTTCTTTGGTTATTAAAATACATATCACCAACATTTAATACTGGATTACCATTCAATCCACATGTTTTATGTAATTTACCATTTCTATATATGCTCAATGATTGTCCTTCAACACAAATAATAATATTAACTAACGTATTGGAGGGTATATCCCGAATATCACATGTTTCTATTATTTCTTTGTATTCGTTTTTATTTTTATTTGAGGAGACAACTTCATATAGAGGATGTTCGGTATTTTCATGTTGGGAGTCAATGATGGTGGTTATCGCGAAGCGTAAATCATTACTGGAAGGATGCATCCATAAGCCAATACATTGTTGTGGTATTTCGGTTTCTATATTATACCAATACTTATAGTTATACAGACCTGTTTTTAACGTTCCTTTATGAAATAAATGTTTCCAATATAAATGGTTTTCGTAAAAATCGTCAATATTAATCCAGAAACTAATCGTGAAATTATTTTCCAATTTAGGGGGCGTAATATCTTCATTGGAGGTAATTGAACTGGAATATGAATCTAATTTATCTATTATAAACCCATTTCCGATATAGTTCTTTTTTTTATATGAAGATACTATCATTACAATTACAACTATAATGGCTATTAATGTGATAACACCACCAAATATCATATATGTTGTATTATTCATTATATTATATATATGATATATTATCTTATCTTAGGGGATGAGGATTTATGATTATACAATAAATTGAAAAAAAAACAAAATATTAAATATTAAATAATAAATAATTAATATTATTATCACTGAATAATTATTGGAATACTATATAATTATGGTTTGGTATATAATATCAGTTTCATATACATTTCCGTTTTTGTATCATAAAGATGATTAATCCCAAGATACATACTAAAAATGAAATGCTTATATGAGTATAGTATTGTTCTATGAATGATTTTTTATATTTCCCACCACATTTACCATTAGTAATATTACATTTTGAACTATATATTTGTGTATAATGTTCCATAAATTGTTCTATCGTCCATGTTGGTTTATTGAGTGATTCATTTACGTTATTATGTAGTTTAAGTACCCACATTATTAAATTTTCTTTAGAATTTAGGTAATTATCAATTGGTGTATTATCGAGATGTCCTACATAATGAAGGCGACATTCCTCGCATGGTAATATATATTTCAAAATTTCAAAAAAGTTTTTCATATTTATTTTGTCATTGTAAGTTGGATTTGTTGGATAATTCATTGCCAACGTGTCCATAAAAAACCATAGCTTTGGTCCCCAGCGCGTTGGATCCATTGTAATATAGTATAATATAATATAATTTTAATCCTATAAAAAAAAAAAAGATTTAAACGATTACGCTTTTATTTAAATAGAATAGAATAGACTACAATACGATTATTATTATGAAACAATATTGTGGTAATTGTGGTAAAACAGGTCATAACTATAAAAATTGTTTAGCTCCGATTATTAGTTTAGGTGTAATATTGGTAAATCGGATGGACCCAACTAAGTTACGTTATCTAATGATACAAAGGCGTGATACATTAGGATTTGTGGAATTCATGCGTGGTAAATATAGCATAGATAATGTCGAATATGTAAAGCAATTATTTAGTATAATGACCAAAAAGGAACGTCAGCATATAGTAACGATGGATTTCGATGAGTTATGGGGTAATCTATGGATGGATAAAAATAATAAACAATATTTTAATGAATATGATAATTCTAAAAATAAATTTTATAGTCTTAAGACAGGATTTCGTTATAATGATTCCTTTATCGACCTAAATGAACTAAATCGTATTGTCCAAAAAATATATTTATCCCCTGAATGGGGATTTCCAAAGGGTAGACGTAATTTATATGAAAGTGACCTTAATTGCGCCATCAGAGAATTCGAGGAGGAGACTGGTATAGAACGTTGTAAATATAATTTATGTAGTCTACCGTGTGTATCTGAAACATTTTTTGGCACTAATAATATTAGATATAAACATATATACTATATAGCTGAGTTATGTGATAGTGATGTGAAATTGGTTATTGATCCAGAAAATTCTCAACAAATTACGGAAATTAGTAATATTGATTGGTTCTATTATACTGAAGCTTCCAATATAATACGTCCATATAATATTGAAAAAAGGGACGTGTTACATCGAGTAAATTCTATAATGCTAAACATAACGTAACTGTGCCGATACAGACTATTTTATAAATTATTATATTTCCATATATTAATTATAACATGTCTAAGAAAAAAATGCGTAAAGACCAACGTGTCGTGGATAAAATACAACAAATGAAGTTGGACCAGAATCTATCAAAATATGCTGATATGCCAAATGATGATATATATGACTTATCCACCACAATTTTATCTAAACCGAAACAAAGTATGAATGATAAAATAATCATTCATGCTTTAAAAAATATAATTGATGGTCGTGATACCGTCCTTGATAATACTGGCTATTACCCAGATATTAAAGACCCGAAATTTAATGAGAATCTCTATAAAAAAAAGGAAATGTTTATTGATAGAATACCTAAAGTAGATAATACGTTAACATTGGAAGATCTTACTAATAAACTATGTCGTGGATTTAAACCCTCTTTTAATCAGAAATTTCTTAAAAAATTCATTTCTGAATATACCAATTATAATGGCCTATTACTATTTCATGGAACGGGTGTTGGTAAAACGTGCAGTAGTATTTCGATAGCGGAACAACTTATTGATAAAATAGCGTCCCTAAATAAAAAAGTAATTATATTATTAAATCCCAGTATCAAAGCCAATTTTATTAAAAATATTTTCAATATAGAACGTTTGAAACAAAATAAGGTTATGGCCCAATGCACTCAGGATAAATATATGAAAGAAGTTGTTGGTGACACGCCATATACTGGTAATATGGACACATTAGACAAAAAAATAATGAAATTAATTAATAGTCGCTATACATTTTATGGTTATACGGAATTTTCAAATTTAATAGAAAAAATAGTTCATAACCAGTTAAAGGGAACCAGTGCCGAATACAAGAATCAATATATAGATAGTAAAATAAAACGTCTATTCTCAGATACGGTCATGATTATTGACGAAGCTCATAATATTAAAGAATCATCCAGTTCCAAAGATGGAAAAATATTGCCACCATTATTGAAAAGGGTGTTAAATACAGCGGATAATATGAAATTGGTGTTGCTTTCGGCTACACCGATGTTTGATAATGCGACGGAAATCGTATGGCTTCTAAATTTATTATTAATAAATGACAAACGTCAGACGATTACAATAAAAGACATATTCGATAAACATGGCGCTGTAACTTTATCGGGAACACGTAAATTATTGGATATGAGTCGTGGATATATATCCTATCTTCGTGGAGAACATCCAGCCAAATTTCCCAAGCGCTTATATCCTGATATCTATGATAATTCTCAAATTATAAAGAAGTTCCCTAATAAATATATGGATGGGACACCAATAAATGAAAATCAACGTATAAAAACCTTAAAAATTATGGGATGTCCCATGATTAATACCCAATTAAAAAAATATAATTTAGTAGAAACTAAAACTGATGAACAGGATTTCGGTCCATTTAATTTAAATGGTATGATGGCGTCCAATATTATATTCCCCTCAGATGATCCCGATAGTAAAATACTTGACGTGATTAGTCAAAAAGGGTTCTTTAACCTAATGAAAAAATCCGGAAAACATCGTTATGAATTTCGTGACACTAAAAATAACGATTTTTTTAAATTGGAAACATTAAGAAACCATTCATCTAAAATTGCGGCAATTATCGAAAATACAAAAGCCAGTGAAGGTGTTATTTTTATATATTCACAATTTATTTATGCTGGGGTTCTCCCTATAGCATTGGCGTTGGAAAGTAATGGTTATAGTAAATTGTCGGGGTCTTTATTAAAAAAGGGGTCTGACAAGGAGTCCGTCCATTCTAAGAAATATATTATGATTACTGGGGATAATGATTTATCCCATAATACCTATCAAAACTATCTAAAATTGGAAAATGAAAATCAAAATGGTGAAAAAGTGAAAGTCATTATTGGTAGTTCGACGGCGGCAGAGGGTTTGGATTTTAAAAATATTAGAGAAGTTCATATATTGGAGCCATGGCATCATTTAAATAAATTAGAACAGGTCATTGGGCGCGCTATTAGAAATTGTTCACATACCGATTTACCATTTGAAAAACGTAATGTCACTGTATATATGTATGGTGCTACAAAATCCAATAATCCAGAAACGGATAGTGAAACCATTGATTTAAAAATGTATAGAATATCCGAGACCAAATCTAAAAAAATGTCGGAGGTGGAGCGGTTATTAAAAATGAACGCTGTCGATTGTAATTTAAATAAAGAAGAAAATCGTTTTATAGATGAGGTATATACGCGAAAATATGATATTATAACGGCTAAAAACACAAAACATACGATTGCCTTTGGTGATGTTGATGGTTCTAAGAGTTGTAATTATGACAATTGCGATTTTAAATGTATTCCCAATTTGGATTATGATATGAAAAATTTAGATACAACAACATATTCATATGATAAATTACCGGATGCATATAATGATACCAAGAATTTTCTAATTGAATTATTCTCCACAAAACCATCCATTAATATTAAAAATATAGAAAAGGAATTCTATAAATTATATAGTGCCGAATATAAAGATGTATTATATTTGTCCTTGAATAAGTTCATATTGAATAATGTTCCACTTACCGATAAACATAATCGCCAGGGTGTTTTACGGAAACGCGGTAATTTAGTATATTTTGTGCCCAAAACAAAAAAGAACCAATTAGTCACATTGAATAATGTACGTATACCTACCCGAAAGAAATTAAAGGCGTTAAACATGTCGAAATTTAAAGATACAATACGAACCCGCAAACTCCATAATAAAGAAAAAAATATCGTTGATATTATGGATAAAATTAAAGCACATACTGAATATAAATCGAAGTTGATAGTGAAAGATAGAAAATATACTAATGCCGATAAAACAAATCTGATACAGTTACTAAAAAAATACCCGGATATTGGCTATGACTATTTAAATAGTGATTACAAAGAAAGTCTAATAAAAAATATAATACTTGGCGATAAGGACGATGATGTGAAAATACAGATGATTGATTCCAATATTATTTATATGAAACGGGATTATAATCCATTTACCGAACTTGTCAACGACCATATATGGGGTTATAAAATTGCTAAAAACGATACCTTACATTATTATAAATTGGTGGGTGCTAAATTTGAAAAAGCCAATTCTATAGAGAATAAACAATTAATGAAAATAACTAATATACGTATTAAAAATGAATTGATTTCCAATAACTTAATTGGATATATTGAAGAAAAACAGCCTGAAAAATTAATGGTCTTAAAAATACGCGATAAACAACATCAAGGAGACAAGGGAACTCATATTAAAACTGGTAGTGTATGTGGAAATGATGGTATGAAAAAGGGTAAAATTATTAATTTTATCCATACCGCATTATCGGTTAATAAATATAGCTCTCATACTAAATCATTAATACCGGGTAAACCTAATTTATGTAATGAATTAGAATTATATCTACGGTCCAATGATGATAGTAAAAAGAGTAATAATAGATGGTTTTATACCTATGAAGAAGCTATAGAACGTGGACTCAATAAAAAGAAATAAATCGAAATTATATAAAATTGAAAAAATAAATTGTATTATTATTATTATTATTATTATTATTATTATTATTATTATTTATAAAAATTATACTCAGTAATTATAGCATGGATAATTTATATTTTAAAAACCAATGTAATATTACGCTGGTTATTAAGGCAAATGAAATCAGTAACAATATCCATGAAATTTTGAAAAAGCAATTAAAAACAGCGGTCGAGGGTAAATGTATTCGCGAAGGCTATGTGCGTAAAGGTAGTGCGACAATTGTTAGTCGCAGTCCTGGTCGTGTATTATTAAATCAATTTAATGGCAGTCTTCTATATAATGTTATCTATGTTGCTGATATTTGTAATCCGACCGAAGGTATGATTATTAAATCTACAGTCATAAATGTAAATAAAATGGGGATTTTAGCATATGGCGGGGATGACGAAACATCACCGTTAAATATTTTATTGGCCAAACAGCATCATATAGACAATGAACATTTTGACAAAATTCAAGAGAATGATCAAATATATATTACGGTAGTTGGTGTGCGTAAAGAATCTGGCGATACACAAATTTCGGTTATAGGTAAATTAATGGATCAAGCTGAAATAACGATTCCTAAACCCGACGATGGTAAAGGTGCATGTGTTGATGACAATACCATTAATTATTATAGTAAGTCGAAGAATTATAAATGGTTGTCATCATTTACTATCGCTAACCCATTTAATTATAAAGGTGTTAATTATGTTTCGGTAGAACATGCCTTAAATGCGCAAAAAAATATGGAACCTGAATATCAGGCTCTATTTAATATGGATTCCGAAACCTATATTGGCAATGAACCAGCTCTTGCTAAGAAAAACGGAAATGTAAAAAAGATAGGGCCGAATTTAGTGGAAGGTTGGGATACTAATCAGGTAGCCATCATGCGTGATATTACTCGCATTTATCTTAAAACCAATCCTGAAATTAAAGAACAATTGCTTAATACTGGCGATAAACAATTAGTTTACACTGGTCCGAGTGTCGACGCATTTTGGGGTATAAATAAAAACAAGGGTGCTAATAATCATGGTAAAGTTTTAATGGAATTGCGAAATGAATTTAAAATTGAAATGTAAATTACTTATACACATTATTAGTATAACAAATCATAGTATTTATAAATATTCTGATGATGGATACCATATTCTCTCCAAATCATAGATGTGGATTTCTTACAAAATTAGCATTGTTGGCCGAATATATAGTTAAAAATATAAATTGTGATAAAGAAATTAAAGATGAATTTATTATAACATTATCCCATGTTAAAATCAATTGGCAAATTGATACCGAATATCGATTATATAGATATATTGAAAAATATAATATAAAACAAGGCTTTAATGATGAAACGATATCCTCTTATTTTATTAAATATTTTACTTGAATATTTTTTTTATATTGTATAATTATAATACAATGCCCTCAGTAAAATACGGTCGTTTCACTGTAAAACAACATACTCCCACAAAAAGCCATAGTCGTTCGAAGAGTCCAAGACGTTCGAAAAGCGCGAGTCGTTCGAAAAGCGCGAGTCGTTCGAAAAGCGCGAGTCGTTCGAAAAGCATTAGACGTTCACGGAGTAATAGTCGCCCAAAACCCACAAATAATGATAATGCTACAATTAATAGTTTATTAAAAGCAAATCCCAAATCTACGTATAATTTATTATTAAAAATAAATAAATTTAAACGTCTAGATCACCCAGAATTTAACAATATAAAAGGAACCCGGAAACTCATATACCCCAAAGCACTACCATTTGAATCTCTTAAGTTTTTAATATTTTTGCTAAAAAAATTATTAACAACAATTTTAAAAAATGAAAATACCCCAGTTCTACGCGATTTAATAATGACGGATATTTCTAAAATTATTGTTAATAATAAGAATATATACAAAATATCTAATAAAGATAAATTCAATGAACATTTACAAGGGCTTAATTTGCCCGAATATAAAGACGACAAAGATCTCGAATGGTATTCGAATACATACTATAAATAATAATATCCATTATATGTTATCCGATATAGGCGATTTTATATATAATAATATTTTATGCCGTCAACTAAAAAACGAAACAAACATGCCACCCTTATTAAAAGAAAAACAAAAAAAAATAAAGGAATAAAGGTTATTGAATTAAAACCCAAATATAGTGATGAATACATGAGTTCGAAAGAGGGTGAATATTTTGAAAAAAAAGATTATGACCAAATTATTGATTACGATTGCGATTGCTATCGTTTAGATGAATCTGGTAAACGACATCTATTATTGAAATTTAGAAAAAATGTTATTCCTTTAAAATTAACAAATTTGGGATTAGATAATTTAAAAAAAGCAGCAATGAAATCGCATGATAATCGTGGTGCTTCCGCTGGCGTTATCAATAAAAAAAAATTACCATCATATGCGAATGAATCTCAACAATTTGAAGATAAAAACGTTAGTAAATTCCGTATCCATGGATATAAATCTAAGGGAACTGGTAAATTTGTTAAATCCAGTTTTGGTAATATAGCGATGAGTAATATTATTGGTTATTTCGATAAACCCGATCGCAATATAGGTGCGGATAAAAAACCATGTAGAACAACTGTATTCACTGCTCGTGAAGTCGATAAATGGAATAATGTGGTTCCCTTATTGAAATCTATAGATAAACAATTTAAACATCTGCTCCCTAAAGTGCATAAAATTCAATATAACCAAGCACAAAAAACACCCTATGTTATAAACGATACGGCATTTAGCACAATAACCATTAATTATAATTGGCAAACGGCATTACATAAAGATGCTGGTGATTTGAAGGAGGGCTTTGGCAATTTAGTTATTATAGAGGAAGGTGAATATGATGGTGGTTGTACCGGATTTCCACAATATGGTGTTGCGGTTGATGTTCGAACTGGCGATTTTTTGGCAATGGATGTTCACGAATGGCATGCGAATACTAAAATAATTCCAAAATCTAAAGAATATACTCGTCTATCTTTAGTGAGTTATTTGCGTAAAAATATGATTAAATGTGCTGGTATGAAAATATAATATAATATAATATATATATATATATATATATGTTGGAATACGCTTTTGGATTATTGGTTCATTTAATATTTTTACATTACGTTTATAATTTAGAGAAAAATAATTGCACCTGTTCGGTTGATTGGCGTCGCACATTTATTAAATATTTCAGTGGTATATTGATATTACAAATACTATTATCGGTATTTCTATCAACGCATAAAAATAAATTTGTTAAACAATTGCTAAAAGTATTGTTGTTCACCTCATCGATATTAGGTATTGTATACTTATATAGTTTAGTAACATATTCAATGAAACTTAAGAACCAAAACTGTGAATGTTCTAAAAATATTCAACGCGAATTCATGTATTGGTTTTCGTTAGTTGTATTTGTTTTATTCGCTTTGGGAGTAATCGTAAGAACAGTCGCGGTCTCTTATAAAAAGGCTATAAAAGCATAAATAAAAAAAATATTTTATGGATAATAAAAAAAATATTTTATGGATAATAAAAAAAATATTTTATGGATAATAAAAAAAATATTTTACATATAATAATAATAGTCGTTATAATCCTTCGTAATATTTGTATACGTTGAACATGAATTTAATTGTGGTAATAGATTAATCGTATATTTCTCCCATTCATTTTTAAGAATTGTATTTAATTCATCATTCATAGTTTCACTATTTAATCGGATACGAATTAATAGTGTAGCACAATAATTATTCATTATAACCTTGATAGTTTTATTTTGCGCGTATGAATAATCGGTGAAAACTAAACACATGTCCATTGAATGAATGAATTTTTTAATAGATTTCGAACTTCCAGTGAGTGTGAAGTGTATTCCATTCAATGATGACATATTATGGACAATATAATTATAGTATATAATGTATTTTCTTCTAAAATATCAGTGTTATTTGATATAACCTGACGGTCATAGATATGAATATTATCCAGAAGAAATGAAGGGTATCTCTGGATAAATGCTTTTTTCAGTTCCAATCCAGTAGGGTTATTTAATTGGAATGAAGAATTTCCTTTGATGGAGATGGTATTGATCATAATTAATGGAATGGAATGGAATGGAATGGAATGGAATGGAATGGAATGGAATGGAATGAAATGAAATGGAATGGAATGTAATGGAATATATAGTCAAATTCATTATTCAATTTTTTTTTTACATAGTTAATTATGTTTCTATATAGTATTATAATGAAAATGAAAATGAAAATGAATTTAGAAATGTTAAATAATGTATTGGTGATGTTTGTAGTGGTTTTGTTATTGGTATTAGTCTCCAAAAAAGTTCTTGAGAAATTTGCTGGTGATAATGAGGCATGTAATGCCGTTCCACATGGCACCTCGAATGTTGCTGTATGCACGGTCGATACACAAGGGCAAGTAGTAACCGACACAGCTACCGGAAATCGTTATTTATGCGGTCAAACGGATGGATATGGATTTTTATGCCAATAGAAAAAAAATAATATATACAATAATAGTATTATGATTAATAGAATTGTATTAGTTTTATTGTTATTATTATTAACGGTATTATTGGTGAAACGTGAAAATTTTTATCAGGTAGTGGAAGATGACAGATGTGATGGAACACTTCCGTATGTACAGCATGGGGGTGAAACACTTCGGTGTATTGGTGTAGGACAAGCTCAACGTCTTAGTGCTGAACAATTTCAGAATTTAGATCAATGTCCGGAAGAACATAAGAAGTTAGGTTTATGTTAGATTAATGTTAGATTAATGTTAATATTTTTTTTTATTATTATTATTGTATTATGGAATTTCTACGTTTAATTCATTATTTAATACTCCTATTTCTAATAAGTATGCCGTTATTGCCTATAAACATATTACGCCATATTTATTTTATACCCGTAATTATCCCATTATTATGGGTATTATTTGGTTCTTGTCCATTAACGATGGCTCATGGACAAAATGGAGACAGTGAAAGTTTTACACAATCTATATATAAACATATTTATCCAAATACAACTATATATCATACCCATAGTTTAAATACGTTAATATTAGTAGCCATCATATGTCTATCTACCCGGAAATTGATTCATAAACCCGATGCATATATTAACGAGATTATGATAGTGTGAATAATCATTGTATTTTGTTACCATGTTTGTTAATCTATTTTTTTCTTCTATAGACAATTTATATTTATAATTAGTAATAAAATTATAAACATCTATAATATCTAAATACTTGTCACCAGATTCATTAATATTCATATATAATTCGTGTCCATTATTACTCCTATATATGCGTTGAATTGTATCTTTTATATCAATTTCACCATATCCGTATATAACGGCGTGTGAAATTTGTATAGAATCTAATGAAATCATTATTATTATTTATAATTAATTATTTAAATAATAATAGAAAAAAAAATAAAAAAATAACCCCTGGTGGGGATCGAACCCACAATCGACTGCTTAGAAGGCAATCGCCTTATCCATTGGGCCACAGAGGCATAATATATTTATCATACACTATACGGTATCATAAAAATATTTATTGTTTGTCATCAAATATATTTATCTATATCTCACGAAAATAAATCCGTGATTATATTTGACTATTATATACATATTAGAGCAGTTGCTCTTTTCTTTATTACATATTATATTTATTTATGAAATAGAGCCAATGCTCCATTTTTTATATTTAACTATATTTTTAACTATATTTTTAACTATATTTTTAACTATATTTTTCTATATTTTATCTATATTTTTATCTATATTTAACTATAATTATCTATATTTTTATCTATATTTTTAACTATATTAATCTATATTAATCCATATAAGTTCGTGTCGATGTACCTGTGTGCGCATCTACGGCCCATATAGATGCGCGTAATATAAATATAAATAGTGTTAGTATTAATGTTTACAACATATATTATACATTATATATTATATATTATATACATTATACATTACCTTTGATGAATTGTATATTGCGCCGGTTTCACTGACCTTATATCCGGTATTTGGACCGTTCCACGCAATATCCATATCCATAATTACCTATAGAGCGC